GGCAATGTACCTTTATAAGGAAATATTGCACTAGGAGATAATACATATTGGGTATAAAATGATTCCAGCTCATCTGTATAACCTTCTTTCACTCCATCCTTTTCAGTTAGCCGACTCTCCATAGAAAATTCATACTGATACCATAGCCAAGCTGGATTCATATCTAGTAATCTAGCTCCACTATAATATATTACACTCTCTGTTCCGATCACTTGCCAGTTCAATATACTATGAAAAATTTGCGTCCTAACATCATGTAGTAAATCATAGGCAGTAATACCAGTCCTTTCTTTAATATCTAAATCATTTCTTATAGCAACAATTACTCCAAACTTTTCGATGAATGTTTGATTTATACTATTATCATATTTATTTGGATCACATGACTCAGTTAATGGAATTACGAAAGCACATTCTTTCACCAGAGTATTTTTTGAAACATAGGCAAGCTCTGCTGCTCCTGCTACGTTCTCTTTAAATCTAGTATTGCCTAATCTTAATTTTAAAACGATAGGCCCTAACTTCATCCTATAATCCTCTTGAGCAAATCATTCATTCTATTTTCAATTGTAGGAATATACTTTTCCCAAGTGGGAACTATGAAAGGCCGTGCCTCCATTTTTCTGGTACCTGACTCTAAAAAAACAGCATAAGGTGTTTTATCATGATCACCTACAGTAAGCCCTCTATATGTAGTATGATATGTTATATTTTTAATTAGATTGCCTGAATCAGGTCTTGGAAAATTTCCAGGAAAAGAAGGATTATGAATAAGCTTTTTCTTAGTTCTCTTATATACCTTGCTAGTATCAGGAGGAGAATCTTTCATACTTTTTCTAATGAAAGATAACATCTCTAGGCCTAGTTTATTTAGCTCTCTTTTTAGTTCTTTATCAATTTCTCTAGACATTTTAGAGAATTTAATTCTCAAAGTGTCTGTACCTTCGACTTTAATTGCAATCATAACTAGTTCCCTCTTCATTTAATTCTTCTGCTGATAAAATGTAGTACTCTCCACTCTCTTTGACATTAACAACTTCTCTTATAGCAAACCTACGTCCTTTAGTTGATGCTTCATCGTTTCCTTCTCTTAGAAAAATAAAGTAATTTGATTTAACTGGATTTAAAGTTTTTTCTCCTGATTTATTTCTAATAATATCTAAAGCACATGATCTAATCGTAAAATTATGAGTTGGATTTTCATTAATCTGCATTCCTCTAATCCATTTATTAAATGGAGTAGCTCTTATAGGAGCTATGGCCGCCCATATTGACACTACTATTTCAAATGATAATTCAAAACCCCCCTCTTTATCGGGATCTTGGATAGGTTTACAAATATCTATCCTTCTATTCAACTTTGGTGCTAACCAAGTCATATATTCATAACCTTATAAAAACTTAAAAGTCTTGCAGCTATCGGAGGTGGCTCATCTGAATTGACTCTACTATCATAGATCATTGTGGCCCATGCTTTCATACCTTCTTTTATAGCATCGGGAATATAAGTAGCAGTCGATCCATATCCTGCCGTATAAATTATTTGGTGACCACCATAATATCGGTCTAGATTTCTTGGAAAAGAAGTTGAATTTTTAATGATCAAACGACCAGGAGTGGCATTGGTTATAGTATAGTAATTAGAACTCGAGTAAGTAATTGCTATACCATCCTCATCTAGCATCTGTATAGACGTAATAGATATTAGAGGAGGTCTAGGTAGTTCTATTTGATTGCTAGGCCAGAAGTCCATCTGCATAGTTATAGTTTGTTCAATCAAAGCTCTGTTAATATAATTTTCTACTAATAACCTAGTACCTTTTATAATACTAGATAAAATAGAGTCCTCCTGATTGCCATCTATTCTTGCATAGTTTTTTAATTCTGTGACTGTTATAGGTTCAATCAATGGATCAGTAGTAACTTTCCATGCTCTATTTGGATTAATTTCTTTCGGAAGAATTGAAGTAGGGATATCTAGCATTCCATACATTCCACCTAATGTACTCATTTTGATTCTCCAGAAAAGCATTTATTTTTAGGACAAATACATTTCTTATTTTTATAAGAAGAGGCCTCCATCTTGCTTTCTGAAAAGTAGATTGCTTTCCCTTCATCAACAAGCTTAGAGGCCAATTCTTGAACTAAGTAAATTGTTTGATTAGTAATATAATTGAAAGGATATTTTCCCACTACAACTTTAATAAACTTAATTCTTTTTAACATAAAAACCTTTTATTAAGCTGCTCCGTAAGTAATAGAGGTGGGAGAAGCTCCCATGATTGACCAGCAATTATCTGCTATCGCCTTAAACCTAACCCAACACGACTGCATGGCAGAAAAATCCATAGTTATTCTTGATAAAGCACTTCCATTAATACCGACTAAAGATATACCAACCGCACCACCACCGGATGCTAATATTGCTACACTTACAGAATTTCTAGTTGCCGCACCTTGTATGCAAATCTGTAACTCTTCTCCAATGATACAAGAATAAAGTTGTAAAGAACCGTTAGAACAAGCACCGGATGCATTAATTATAACATAACCGATTCTAGGAGGAATAGATACAACTGATAAAACTCCCGATCCTGCTCCTGCTGAATTTTTAATAGTCATAACAGTTAATCTATTAAGTAAAACTATCCCTTGATTAAATGCTGGAATTGTACTTAAACTTCCATAATAGAAAATAAAACCCGATGCAAATTTTCCTAGAGCGCTATCACCACCTGATAAAGTAACTCCTGAATTTAGATTAAATGTTGCACCTGAAAGTAATGTTGTCGTTCCTGCATTACTAAAAAATCCACCTGATTCGATCTCAATAGTTCCACCACTAGCAACGACGATACCTATATCACCTTGCTTGTGATATACTTTTGTTTGATATGTAGTATCTACCATATAATCATCTCCTTCTTATTTTTTTAAAAAAAAGGGGAGGCACCATTACGTTACCTCCCCTCTTATATTTATTATCCAGGGAGCGACTCCTGGAAAATTAAATCACCATCATTAAACTGGAATGTTAACTGGCCAGTTCGCTGGAAGGCCTAATATAGCTAGTACTGCCAACGAATAAACCGATGGAAGTCCAACACCAGAAATAACTACTCTAACATATTGTCTAGGCCCTTTGTATCCTACGGCATACGCAGCACTAGCATAACCTGCTACTGAATCAATACTCATAAATATACCAGATAACAAAGTTGAATATGCTCCACATTCTCCAATAACAGAATGGATCATTTGGCTTGGGTAAACTTCTGACCATGTAGAAGGCAGTCCTGCTGCACTTTCATGAGCATGTTCTAACTTAGCAAATAATCTATTATCTACACTGAAAGCACCTGCTGAAGTATTAGCTCCAACATTTACAACCATTGTCACAGTTTCGTATCCTTTTGTATTAACTGGCTCACCTAAAGTTTGCCCTCCGTCAACTATATCCTGAGGAGCAATAACTTGATAAAATTTAAAACCAGTATATCCGTCACGTCTCATATAAATCTCCTTAAAGTAAATTAACAATTAGTCTTATTTTAGTTTTTTTAATTAAACTAAATTAAGCAGAAATAATCCCAATTTTTAGTGAGTCAAAATCTAAAATATCACCACCAATTCTTTTTCTCGTGTAAAATTCTACGCTTGGTTTACTAGAATACGGATCTCTTAGAATGTTAATTCCTAAACGATCAACTATTAAGTAAGCTCTTGTCCAATCTGCTAAAGCTACAGAAAGCGCACTGGCCGCAACTGTTGGCATAGTAGTTGACATGCGAACAGGTAAACCTAGGATCGTCGACGTAGGATCATTAGCAAGAAGACCTGGCTTCCAAATATAACTTCCTTCTCCATCTTTTAATTTCATAGTTGCTGCTAGAGTAGTTCTATTTATTAACCATGTACCTCTATCAAGATAATATTCTTTTAAAGAATATTTTACGCTAATAAACCCATCTGCAGTCAACGCAGTAGCATGGCCCATTGCAACTTGTTCAATTGTACCAAAAGATGTTCCAGATGTGTAAGTAAGAAATCCTCTAGGTCTGCCCACTCCATTACCTGTAACAAAAGAAGCGCCTTCAGTTCTAGCAAATCTATTTGCTACTTTATCGGATAACCATGACTCAACATTAATAGAAGAATCTTCTAACATGTTTTGAGTAACTTTAGGGCGTGTAGATAATGTATGTGTAGAGATTCTTTTTTTGTTCCAGGTGGGAGTTGTATCATTAGAAGTAACTACTGTTTCACTTTCCCAATCTGCTCCACCATCACCCCAATCAACTAATTCTTCATAGGCCTCAGTCGTAATAGATTGTGTTCCACAAAGTTGACGAATAGGATCACCTTCAAAAATTCTTTGCATAATTCTTGATGGGGTTACAGTATAACCGCCATCTGTGTCCACGCCTATCTGAAGGATCTTAAATTCTTCTGGCGATAATGCTCTCTCATCACCATGGTTTCTTAAATATTTATTAAAGACTTTTTTATATCCTAAGAATTCTTTTATATCAGTTCTATTAGCAATATTTTCTAGTTTCTGTGTACTAACACCTTCTGTTTTAGATCTCAATGCTTCTCTATTAAGATAAAATGTTTTGGCCTCTTTCTCTTCATCTGATTCTCTGCCAGTAAATACCTGAGGAAATTTATTCATTGTAATT